TGGTGAGAATCAGACGCTGATGGCTCTGTGGACTGTTCCTGCTGGGTACACAGGATTTTTAGATCATGTCAACATTGCTACTGGTACGACTAACGCTAACCAGTACGTCACTGCTCAAATTGTCCAACGTACACAGGGCGGTGTGTTTCGAGTTATGATGAAACAGACCCTTGGTTCAGGCGGTGTTGCAGATTTTCTTCTACGTTATCCTATTGAAATATCTGAAAAAACAGACCTAGAAGTAAGAGCAGAATCTTCTGGATCAAACAACCTTATTTCTGCAAACTTTTCTATAGTTTATGTTAAGAATGAGTCTTAATAATACCAAAATGCTCTGTAAGCCCGTATAAGTCTCACTGGTAGATTTAGGGATTGTTCTGGTGGGTAGGTAGCCGAGGCTGTCTTTACCCCTACTCAGTGGTCAACGTAGGGAGTTATTTTTCTGTGATCAGTCAAATTTACAACGCTTTACCATCTCATCGACCTGTTCTTTGCCAAGAACCTCCAAAGCAGAGACAATAAGATTAATTAATTCTTCCTTACTTATATTCTTTCCTTCTTCTACTTTGTTACCTCTAACTCTAGACAGAAGTTCTAGTGCTTTGATGGCACTGTTGGTGTGTCCATTTGTTTTAGCAAAGGTATATTGATCTTCAATCTCTGCTACAACATCCACACTGGTCTTGAGTTCTCTGGATAGCTCTTCAATTCTTTCTACAATAAGATCATTCTGTAGAAGACGGTATCCTTGATTATATGCTGACCTATCAGAATAACCTGCACTCTTAGCTGCATCCGTAGCATTGTTGTTTAGTACATATGCCTGTGCAAATTTTTCCTGCTTCTCTGTCAGCACTACTCTATTCCTCCTACCGTCTTGCGAACAATGTCTTCGCTAATCCCATTTAAATAATATACCTCTAAAGCTTCAACAGGTTCTTCCTTTGTAAAGAATCTATGATACTCATTAGGTTTAACTGAGGTAAACTGTCCATCGTGTAACGGTGTTACATCTACTAGATCATAATCATTCTTTTGAACTTCAATAAATAGATTTCCCTTTATAACATAAAACATATTCCATTTATATTCATGTTTATGGAGAGAGCAGAAAGCATTTTTATTTATTTTTATTCTGTGTACCTCAATCATAGAGGTAACTAGAAGAGGCTCTGTCGATCCCCAAACCTTTCCCATAATCATATATCAATCCTTTTTCTTTTTAGAAATTCTCTGATCTACTAGTCATAAGTTTAAAATCTTTTCATAAGGTTGTAGTTTGTTTGTATCTGATACGCTCCATAACTTAGAAACCAGAGTTCCTTCTCCGTAAAAGTTGATGTTTAAATTAACATCTTCTTTTTCAAAAAGCTTTTCACAATCTTGTGCCATCGCTAGAAGTTCTCCCGTTGTCCAGAAGCTTTCGTCATCGACACCCACCTTTAGATATTTAGGTTTACCCTCTTCGGTAACTTCTTTCTTTTCCTCTTCGGAAGGTTCAGGCATAGAGCAATCGTATCCAAACAAGTGAAATTCTCTAAATCCTAGAGTGTGCATAATGCCAATAGACCGCATAGCAGCACAGGTTCCACCAATAATCATGGTTGCTCCCTCTTTAATACCCAAGTTCTCGTCAACCTTAACTGAACCATCTCTAACTTTTTCTTGAATATTTTCTTGCAGTGCATTGGTGTATGCATGCCATCCTACAATGTTAGATGTTTTCTTTCGTAGTAAATCTACCACAGATGGATCGGTCATAGATGCAGTCATGAACAAAGTTTTGTCATCAATAGTTTTAAACAAATCTTTTCTAACGACACCATGTGTACTAACACCAGAGATTGGGCGGGGGTCGAGAATTACACAGGCAAATGGTTGAATGTTATTCTTTAACAGATCAGGATATGAATGCTTTACACATACAACCTTTGCTCTATTCTTTCCTACATTTTTGATAGTCTGCTTAACCTTCTTCCAGTCAGTACTTTTACCGCCTGAGATAATAATAGCCACATCATTATTTGCTTTTGCTTTTGTAATCCAAGTATCAATAACAGATGTATTCTTTTTAACATTATTAAGAATATCTTCTTTAGGCATACAGTCTCTTGGCTGCACCACAATAGGTGCTCTGCTAAACTCAATAGGTAGATCAGGCAGATCGTCATCTGTTAGCACCACTGCTAAATGAGTTATACCTCCTTCAACAATTCTATCAGAGGATGGTAGAACCTTTTTTCTCTTCTCTACCTTTTCTATAATTTTATTAACGCCATAGAACTCTTCACCGGGATCATTACCGTTAGGGTCTTTAGAAACAAAGTCATCAAAGACTACCACACTACTTTCTTTCAGCATGTCATAATCATGATTAACGGTATCTTCTGAATGACCACCATCAATGTAAGCAAAGTCTACTTTCTTTTGCTGTAGTGTGTGCTTTGTATCTCCCTTGAACAATTCAAAATTAAATGTTCTACCTTTTGATTTACAATCTTTCTGGTATTGATTCAGCCTATCTTCAACTGCAGCAAATAGATTGTGCTGCTTGCTGTTTAGCTCCTTCTCGTCAAGCTCAGTTGTTGCATCTTCAAACAGATCATAACCATAGTACGTTACTTCATCAGAAGATTTGAATGCAATCTCGGCCATCTGAATAGCTCTACCGCCATTCCATGTACCTGTCTCTGCAATTGTTTTGGGCTTATAGTGATCCACCAACTGTAGCAGTTGTCCATATCGTTTAGGACCATTGACATCGGGAGCAACTGTCTGTGAAATATTTTTCTTCTTATTACCTTTATAATGTTTTACATATTTCGACAGAGGGAATAAATCAAAAGCCTGATCTCCGTTGATCGGGTCTTTAATATCTGCATTGCCTGTCCAATCCATAAACTTCAGACCGTGAGCCTTGTAGATAATAAGCAGACGCTCGAAAAGAAAACCGTCATGCCATTCTCTATAATTTAAAACCTCTCCAGTAATATAAGCACCCACAAGATCGCCAATAAACTCTAGAGAAACTTCACTGTTTAGATTAAAACCAATGAACGATGTTTCACTATATGTAAAATTCTTTCTTCCTAGATGTACCAAATCTACATCCGGTAGTGCTTCAAGAAAAGATGTTTTAGATAAGTCTTTATGTGTGGTAGTATCTGCATCTAGCCACACAAGCCAATCAGGTGAGTAGCCTTCCTTATCGGCTTTTGCCTTTCTTTCAAAGGCACAATCAGCTATTGCAAATACTTTGTGACAAAACTTAATAGCGTCTGTACGCCAGTTGTATTGCTTTGTCTCAGGAGACATGCCATTAAACTTTTTATATGTATCTCTAAATTGATTTAATTCTTCTAGATCATTTAGATTTCTAAATTCAATGTTCTTATTATCTGGTAACTTCTTTGTGTTGATATCAAAGTCATGATAATAAGCAATCAATTTAATTGATGGCTCCCAGTGTTCAGCGGCAGTGAATACCATCTTCTCTGCATAGTCATGCCAGCCCTGCTCTGAGAAGGATGTAACGACTGTTACTGTTCTTAAATTACTCATAAGTTTTGTTCCACTTTATTGTTTTAGTTTTTCCTATCACTTCGTCTATCTCAATGGCATCTCTAAAGTTTGTCCATTCCAAAGCATACTTTGCATCAATTAGTCTTTGAGGTTTCCATCCGGGGAACCAAGGCCCACCTGTAGTGAAGTGAACATTCTTTGCTTCAATCTCATGATGTGAATGTCCATCCAACCAATTCCATTCTTCGGGAATATCACCAATCAAATCATTGGATAGCCATTGAAAGTTATGTAGGTAATATCCTGTTTTTAAATTAACATCATCAACGGTCAAATTTTGGTGGGCTTCATGCTCACAGTTCCAAAGAACAAAGCTCGACCAGTTCTTTCTATTATACTGTGTTTGAACTTGATCGTCCATCTTTGTTTTAGCCGTTGGATTATAATTGTGTTTAACGCACCATATAGCTTTATCTTCTCTAGAAGCGTAATCAAATACCTCTATGATATCTGATCTAACCATCATATCACAATCCATAAAAAGGGCAAGCCCCTTCAGATTATTTACAAAAGGAACTAGAAATCTTGTAAAGGAAAACTCTGTAGAGAATGGTTTATTGTCCTGTGTATCTAATCTAACGTTGTTCTCTAATTTAAATGATCTTCTAAAGAAGTTGATGCGTCGAAGGGTGGATTGATCTAGAGCCACTACACTGATAGGCTCTGAGGCAGTATCCAATATAGACTCTCTTAATACTTCATACGCTTGGTGTTCCTTATTGTCATACCCTATATACACTGTAGGGATATTGCTCATTTACCCTGCCCTCTGTATCTTTTCCAATTTCTTTTTTTATGTTTGTTAGTTGGTTTACAGTTTGTGGAATGACCTATCGAAGTTCTCATATGTCTGTCGGTATCTATCTTGGTTGATAGGCCAATAGTTTTTGTAGATGCCATTAAATAATCCTTATAAATAAAAAGAGCCACCACACACTGGGTGCAGTGGCTCCGTAGTTTAATTAATATTAATTGTTTTAGCTTGTTCTTCTAACGGAACAATAACATCAATGGTGATTCTTAACACCCCATCAACATAATCACAATTAGATATCTCTGTGTTGTCAGACAAAAGAAACTCTCTTTTGAATTGACGCTTTCCAATTTTTTGCACAACTGTAACGGCATGGTTGCTCTCATCTGAGGGTTCAGATCGGCCAGATACAATAAGAACATTTTCTTTTTGTTCTACCTTAAGCTCTTCCTTTTTAAATCCAGCTAAAGCCAGTTCAATTGTAACTTGTTCTTGAACATTATCGGCCACACCTAGCCCCAATTCTTGGATAGAATTTTTATCCATCTTCGTAACATTGTAAGGGGGATAAGACGATTGATTAGACATGTGAATACTATTCAAAGTATAGTCATGAATGTTATCAAACAGCCTGTCTAGACCAACTGCATTGGTTCTGATTTTATTAAAATGATTGTTTAAATCCATATAAAATTTCTCAATACTCATTTTACTTCCTTTCTTTAAGCAAAGTTAATGTGCTACCAATCTTTAGTTAAGAATGGGTAGCTTTCCACAGTACAATCTTCCCACTTAGAAAGAGCATATTCTTTTGCCTCTTCTTCAGTTGGAAAGAGCAAGGGACCAACATTCTCGTGTGATCCCTTTGGATCATAGTCTAATACCCAACTATATCTAGAACCTACTTTTCTTTTAATACCATACATTATATACACACTTTTATAGTTATGTCAAGTATTTATTTGGCACTCTCGGCAGGACTCGAACCCGCAACCTACAGATTAGAAATCTGTTGCTCTATCCAATTGAGCTACGAGAGTTAAACTCCACACACTCCTCCTGTGCCAGCTATCTCACAGATATCATGTGTTTGAATATTCTCTTCAAACTCTTCGCCAAGTTTATCTACAGCTTCTTTGTAAGGCACAACGGTTAGAGGTTGACCTCCTCGACTACCATCAGGAAAGCAAGTGAACCCTCTCAACCTGTGTGCATACTTAGCAAGAGTATTTGCAAAAGGAACAACGAGGTCTTCGTTATTTCCTTTTGATCCCCAAGCGGGTAGATTAATTGTACTGGAGATTGACATGTCAACATACTCTTGAATGTTTGCTTGGAATGAAAGCCTACGCTCATAGTCTGTAGCCAAGTCCATAGCCGATTCAATCGAATCAGGATCAGCCCCATAAAGATCAATCATTTCTTGAGCGGCACTGTCTATAACATACTGATAATGCCATCTACGGTTCTTGAGATACCTACGTTTATAGGCTACAGCAAAGATAGGTTCAACACCAGTTGAGGTTCCAGCAATGATGCCGATAGTTCCTGTTGGTGCTACTGCTCGTTTAGCCACAGGTCGAGAGATTCCTAACTGATCAGAGAAACTATCCGAAACTCTATCAGACTCAGACTTATAAATCTTTAGCCAACGATGCATCTCTTCTGTGGTTTCATATCGGCTTCCTCTTTGGATCAACCACTCGTGTAATCCCATCAGTCCCAGACCAAGCCTACGATTCTTTTCCCTTGTTTTATAAACTTTATGGTAAGGCAGTTGCGCTCTCAATGTACCACAAATAAGAAACTTGGTTGCTAGTTCAACGACATTTCGTAACTGAGAAACATCAGCAATCCTAGCAAAGTTAAGGCTTCCCAAATTGCAAACATCGGAATCATCACCGCCATCAGGAGCATTGTGGTTGTTTGCTGTAACTTCTGTACAAGCATTTCTAAGTGTTTCATTTTCTTTCTCAAAAAAGTTAAAACTAAATCCCGGTTCGGCAGTGGACAGAGCTTGTCTGACATTGCTCAGAAATACATCTCCTACCTCTCCAGTTTCCCAATAGTTCAACAACCATTCAGTATCATAGTTTACACTGATGTTTGTCATATCAAGAGGAGCAGGAAAATTAAAGTCATCTTGCTTTACATCAAACAGGGATTGTCCTGTGTTTCCGATAGGCATATCTTTCCAGTTCTTAGAAAGAAGAAACTTACTAATGTCTTCATGCTTCCAATTTAAACTAGCATAGATAGCAGAGCGACGACTACCACCCTGCATAACCCTTCGACCAATCTCATTGATCATCTGCATCTTAGGCAAAGGACCACTAGCAATACCACCAGTACCTCCTAGCTCCTTACCCTCCGCTCTATACACAGAGTAGTCTGCCCCAATACCACCTCCTGTCATTAGACATGACTCTGCTTTCCATGAAAGGTTAGCCCAATCTTCTCTGGTATCTTCTTCACAGTCTAATAGGTAACAATTATTAAAAAACTTTTTATCTCTACCAGCATAGTAAAGGTAACGTCCTCCCGGTATAAATCGAAGCTCTGCTATATGACTAATCAATTCATCCTTTTCAGACTTTCTAAGATGTTCCTGACATACATCCTCTACAAGAGTAGCAGCAAGCTCATGCATTGTCTCTGCTCCCTTGTGGGCATACTTTGTATAAAAAATAACTTCTGAAAACTTAGATCGAAACTGTGGATTTTTATTAGACTTAAACATAGGTGCTATTTCCCCTCATCTGGATAATCAAATTCTAAAATCATTTCTGCATACTGAATAATCTTTTTAATATCTTCTGCCCCTCCCTTCGATTTGTGTCGAGTAATGTACTTAATAATATTACCTTCAAAGAAACTTAGTCCATTAGCAGAAATATATTCTGCCGGTTGAATCTTAAAGTTTCGATAGTGATTACCACCAACCTGTGAATCAAGACTTTTATCAGAACTCATAACTTACTCCTATTGGTTATGCAATAAGAAACTCATATGCTTTCGTAGTTTGCTTTTGTTTTTACTTTCCAAAAGACGAAAAGCAAAACCCCTTACCCTGCTAGCATTAACATTAGCAAGATCGCACACTGTCTCAAAATTGTCAATGGTTGAAACAACAGAAGAGAAGAACCATGCAACGGCCTCCTCTTTTTCTTTAGAAGATTTATCTTGGCACACATCAATCAGTGCTTGAATGATAACACCGTTGAATAATGCAATATAAGGATTTTCAGACTTGTCTACAATTTGATCCTCTAATATATCTTCAAGTTCGTCATCCGTGTAATTTAAAAAAATATTCTGCATCTACTACTGCCAAAGGTTTTTTATTATTCTTTTTTATAATTAACAATGGCTCATGCTTGCCAGAGTTATCTTGTGATTGTGTGTATGCATTCCAAACATTTAACTTTTCTTGGTTCTTACATTCTATAGAGTAGGGAAACTTTTGTCGAGCAGCTTTTGCCATAATCAAATCTTCTCCACCAGCACCCATACTCCTGCTCTCTATATCTTCATCTGATATATCTAAAACTTTTATTAGTGTATCTCTTACCCATTGCTGTAAACGTCTACCCTTTGCTTTAGCACTTTGGGTTTTCATTTAATTTCCTCGACTTTAGGTTCTAAGTGAACTTCTGTGAGATATACGATCCCGTTGTTATAATTAAACTTACGAAGTCCACCACCGCCGTTGCTATCAGCCCAGCAAGTATACTTAAAAGAACAATAGCGGCAAGCAGTACATAACTGACGATTGCCAGACTTGCCATAAGGAACATCCCCATAGCATTTAGGGGGGGTTTTATCTTTATCCAAGTATTCTTTAACAGTTTTGATTTTACTTTGAACATCATGTAATTCCATAGAATGAACATCTAGTAGGGCCAACTCTCCTGACTGTTTATCTATAGCAAGAAATGCTCCCTCTGTGTCTCCCTCACCTTTTAAATATCCTGATAGCTGGCTGATGTATCCAAATGGATCATCGTCACAGAGTGTACGCTCCTTAAACTTTTTAAATCCATAGGCAGATGCACTCTTAACATCCACAGTCACTCCATCAATTCTACAATCCTTATGCCCTACCACACCATCAATCACAACTTCTTTTTGTTGCTCTGTTACCTCATGGCCAGAAGCATAACATAAAAATAGAACAAGCTCTTCCAACACATGACCATATAGAAATCTAATCTGATCATAGGGCTTCATCTCATCCACTCTCGGCACTTCTTTTAGATCATACCAAAGCTGACGTAGGGGTTTACCAATGTTAGATATTCTTAGATATGGTTTTTTATTTGTTCTATCTTCTTTAATAGAATTAATTAAATGACCGGCTATATTTTTACCGGCCTCTTCTGCAAACTTCTCCAACTCTTCGTCGGTTCTAGGAGAATCCTTGCCGTCTTGTAAGACTTCATAAACATCTTGAATAAGTGAAGAAAGTTTTTTCATTATAAAATAGAGGGGAGAAGAACTTGGAAGTTATAGTCTCCTCCCCTCACTCCTCTAGTTATGCAGGGAACGGTACATCATCGGAGGCAGGTGCAACATAACCTCCTTTAATAGGATCGAAAGAAGAACTTTGAGGTGAGTACTCAACCAAGTCAACAACTTGGATGGCACATAGATCACCACCTCTACCCTTTCGATTTCCCCACGACCAATCGTAGGGACGGAATTTAACTGTGACCAACGAACCATTCCCAATGTAGGTATCATTCATGGGTGTATTTTGGGAATCAACAACTGTCGGACGTTGGTTCATGCTTCCATCCTTTCGACGGACCTTTCGCTTTAACTTAATAAAGTCTCCTTTTTCATCGCCAACATTCTTAATCTCAAGACCACTCTCTTCAAAGACTGCTTTAGCAGTATCATCCAATTGTGATAGGGTACACTCCCAAACACCGTCTTCTTCAAACTTTGTGTTCGGAGCGACGATTGATGTCCAGTAAGCAACTCCAGTAGCATATTTATAATCTTCAGTCATAATTTAATTTCTCCTTAATGTAATGTTAATTTAAGCTACCGCTTCTTCAACAAGACGATAGCGAGTGTATTGAGAACCATCTTCAGCTTTAGCTTTGATTGTCTCAATATCATGACCCAAGTTACGAAGGTCAGAGATAGTAGCAGTCAGGTTTTCACATAGCCCCAACTGAATTGCAGTCTTACGAGTTACTCGCATACGCTTCTTTAGTGCGGCTAGTGTTTTCTTCTGACAATTTTTCATAAATTTTACTCCTTGAAGTGTTGTTAAGAATTGTACTTTACAGTATGTGTTACATGTTGTCAACACATTAATGTGTCTCTGCCCAATTTTTTCCAATTTTATATTCAGAATCTAATGGGCATCGAAAAGAATATATTTCTTCTACCTCCTTCATTGCAGTTTTAGTAATCAATCCAAACTCCTCACAGTCCTTATTATGTACCTCAAACTGGTATTCATCGTGGATACTAGCAACAAGTCTTACATCCAATCCTTTCTTTATGTACGCCTCATGCATCTGCACCAGCCACTGTTTACATATAACAGCACCAGCCCCTTGAATCAAGGTGTTTAATGCAGCATGAGGAGATCGAACCTGTAAAGTCCTACCATCAAGTCCCGGTATGACCCCATTCCTTTCGACT